AGCAGCTGTGCCCGCGGGACCAGCGGCGTGGCGTGCTGGACTTCACCGCTGAGGCGGCGGCTCTGGCCCTGCCCGAGTTCACCAGTGCGGAGCAGATCGGTGACAACACCGTCCGCATTGAAGGTGAGATCGGGCGCAAGTACGGCATCGACTGGTACGCTGACGATGCCGTGCCGTTCCACACGTCCACTCCGCTCACCGCTGGTGCTGCGACGGTGAACGGTGCCCACGCTGTGGGTGCCGGCTCCACCGATGGTGGCCGCACCGGTACGGTGTCCATCGCCAAGGCCACCAACGCGGCTCCTCTGGTCCAGGGCGACATCATCACCTTCGCGGGTGACACGCAGACCTATGTGGTCAACACCGGCGTGACTCTGGCTGTGGGTAACACCACGGTCAGCATCTCCCCGGCTCTGCGGGTTGCCAAGGCTGGTGGTGAGGCGATGACCCTCACAGCCAGCCACCGCGTGAACCTGGTGTTCCACCGCGATGCCTTTGCGTTCGCCACCCGTCCCCTGGTGGCGAACACCGAGGAGTTCGCTCTGGGCAACCAGATTCTGTCCCTCCAAGACCCGGTGACTGGCCTGGTCATGCGACTGGAGGTCAGCCGCCAGTACAAGCGGGTCGCCTGGGAGTTCGACATCCTGTGGGGTGTCAAGCTGGTGCGGCCTGAGTTCGCCACTCGGCTCCTGGGCTGATCGGCTCTCCATCCTCCACCCCGCCATGTGGCCCTGTGCCCTTGGCGGGGTTTTGGTGTCAGGTGACCTCAACCCTCTTTGATGGAGAACAAACATGTCCGATCAGATCGAAGTGGCTCCTGGAGCCTCCACCGTCCCGATGACCGAGATGACCGGCCCTGCCGAGTTGGTGGGCCCTGCCGGCCGCATCAAGGTCAACACCTCTGACGTGGCCCAGTATGAGGCCCAGGGGTACACCCGCGTGACTGCCGATACCCCGCCTGCCGGCGGTGGCGAGGGTGGCGAGGGTGGCGAGGGTGGCGAGGGTGGCGACGGCGGCGGTGAAGGTTGATTCCACAGCACCCTGGGCGACAGCCTGGGGTGTTTGTTTATGGCATTCGTGGTTGAAACTGGTGCAGGGTTGTCCACGGCCAACAGCTACGTGTCTGTTGCTGAGGCTGACACTTACCATTCCAACAACGGCAATCCAGCTGATTGGGCAGATGCTGCGGCGACTGGGTCATTGACTCTGTTCAGTCAGCCTACTGACGGCCAGACCTTCACTGTTGGTGGTAACACCTACACGATGAAGAATGCTCTGGCCTCCACCAAGCAAATCAAGATTGGCGTCAGCCTGGCTGAGACGATGACTAACATCGCTGCAGCCATGAATGACAACGGTCAGCAAGGCGTGCAGTACAACATGCCCACCGGTGGCGACACCGTGACCACAGCCACTGTCTCCGGCAGCAGCGTTGTGCTCACAGCCCGGACTGGAGGCATTGCTGGCAACTCCATCGCCACCACATCCACTTTCACTTTGCCCAATAGATTCCTGGCTGCCACCTTGAGTGGTGGTGTGGCCTCCAAAGAGCAGGCTCTGAGGTTGGCCACCGCTGCGTTGGACAGGATGTACAAGGGTAGGTGGATGGAGCGTCGCACACATGATGTGCAGGCTCTTGACTGGCCCAGGTGCTATGTCGATGACTCTGACCAGTTCAGGGTGGCGTCAGACGTGGTGCCTCAGGACATCAAGGATGCCACATGTGAGTTGGCCCTGGCCTCCATACGTGGTGATGACTTGATGCCCGACCAGTCAGCATCAGACCGTTCAGTGCGAGCCCAATCCATCAAGGTTGGTCCCATTGAGAAGTCAACATCCTTTGGTGCGTCTGGCAAGTCATCACAGAAGAAGTACACCAGGGTGGACAGCCTGGTGCGCCAGTATCTCACCCCCGGCACCAGAATCTTCAGAGCATGAGCACATCACTAGACATTGAGTTGATCCCTGAAGTCTTTGCCCTCATTGAGGAGTTTGGCAAGACTGTCACACTGCTTGATGAGCCATACACCTTTGGTCCAACGGGCACTCCCACTGCTGGTGGTCCTGTGCAACAGACAGTCAAGATCACCCCACCTGACCCTGACACACTCAAATGGGTTGCTGGCGATGTTGGTCAGGCTGGCGAGGCCGGTGCCTTTGTTGCTGCCCAGGGACTGGTGGTGACCATGCGTGTGGGTCTGAAGGTGGTCATCGATGATGTGGTGTGGAGAGTGGTGAAGTTCAGCACAATCAGGACTGGCGATGACATCGCCTTGTATGGCATGGGGTTGACCAAGTGAACACTGGCCTGGAAGCAGAGATTGCTCAGTTTGAGGCTGCGGTCAATGGTGAGTCCAAGGCCGTGCTTGGTGACGTGGTCAAGTACTTGAAGGATGCTGTGGGCGCCACAGCCAAAGAGTTGATCGGAATCACCCCAGTTGATACAGGCCACGCAAAGGCCAACTGGCAAGTCACCTTGGATGTGCCTGCGGCTGGTCCAGTGTTCGCATTTGACCCGTCGCCTGTTGGAGTGTTTGCCACCCCAACCCTTAGTAGGGCTGAGGCGGTATTGAAGGGTATCACGCTGGACACCAACGTGGTCTACATCAGCAACTTGCTGGACTATGTCAGCAGGATTGTTGAGGATGGTCACTCCACACAAGTCGCCACTGGTGAGTTCTCTGCAGCCCTGCAGCGGCTGGAAAGCAAGTTTGGATGACACCTGTTGCCGCCAAGAACGCCATCCGCCAGTGGTACCACGACATGGTCGTGTCCGGGTCACCTCCTGTCGAGTTTGTCACTGAGTTTGATAACCAGCCTGTGACGAATGCTGCTGGTGAGAAGATTGAGAAGCCCACAGACAGTCCATGGGTCAGGTTCAGCATCAACTTCTCAGACTCACAGCAAGTAGAGGTTGCGGCTCCTTCAGCCAATACCCACCGGCATCTTGGGCTGGCGATAGCACAGGTGTTCATTCCAGCCGATGAAAGTGACACGGACGGTTGGGCCATCGCCAACTTCATTGCTGACCAGTTCAGAGGCGTGATCGCATCAGGAGTACGGTTTCAAACCCCGACATTCAGAGTGGCTGGGCGGACAGACAATTGGTGGCAAATCAATGTGATCTGCCCCTACCGCTTTGACCAGATTGGTTGATAAAGGAGCAGGCTCATGTCTGACACGAACAGAATCCAGATGGCGTATGTGAAGGAGGTCACCTACGGTGTGACCCCTTCGTCTGCTCTGCAGATCATGCGTATCGCTGGCGAAGCACTGGGGCAGGACACCCAGACTGTCGCTTCTAGCGAGATCAGGTCTGACCGGCAGATTCCCAACATCATCCGCACCGGTGCCGACGCCAAGGGTGACTTCAACCTGGAGTTGTCCGCTGCGGCCCATGACGAGTTCTTGCTGGCTGCCCTCCAGTCTGCCGGCTGGTCGTCTGCGGTCGACACCGTCATGCCCAGTCTCACTGTGGCTGCCGGCTCAAACCAGTACACGATCACCCGTGCCTCTGGCTCATTCATCACCGATGGATATGCCCTGAACCAGTGGGTTAGGATTGCTGGCTTTGTCAACGCCGCCAACAACGGCTATGGCAAGATCAGTGCCCTCACTGCGACTGTGATGACCATCGTCGGCAACTACAACACCACCGCCGGCAACGCCAACGGTGTCAACGAGACTTTGGCCTCTGGTGGCACCATCAACATGGGCGCACAGGCGGTCAACGGCACCACTTTGTCGTCCTACTCCATTGAACGCAAGTACACTGACCTGTCCAACGAGTTCGCTGCCCTCACCGGCATGTGCGTGAACACCCTGGGCGTGACCATCAACGCTGGGCAGATCATCACGATGGCCCTGGGCATGATGGGCCAGAAGGAGGCCAGTGCCTCTGCGACCATCGGCAACGGCTCCTACACCAATGCCCCGACCAACGACGTGGTGTCGGCCACCAACGACGTGTTCATGGTGCTGGAGAATCTGGGCAAGTTCGACATCACGCAGTTGACCGTCAACCTCAACAACAACCTGCGCCAGCGCACCCAGGTGGCCAGCCTGAACCCGATCAGCATCGGCTCCGGCACCTGCACGGTCACGGCGACTCTGCAGGCCTACTTCACCAGCAAGACCATTGTGGACAAGTGCCTGAACTTCACCACGACCAACCTGGCGATCATCGTGCGGGATGCGGCCAACAACGCATACCTGATCGAGTTGCCTGAGATCAAGGTCACCAATGCGAAGCGCAATGCTCCTGGGCAGAACCAGGACGTGATGGCTGACCTGACCCTGTCTGCCTTCCGTGACGCCAGCGAGGGAATCACGATCCGCATCGTCAAGTGGTAAACACCCTGAAACTGCATGGCAGAATGCTGTGCAGTTTCGTTCCGAGCGGCGGTCCAACCGTATACATGGTTCGGTTGCACACAGCCTTAGAATCGCAGGAAACCATGGTAGAATCCGTTGCAGAACGGAACCCAATCCGGGAGGATGGTTCGTATGGCGACATTCAAGAGACTGTTCGTGACGAGTGCCAAGTTGGAGAAAGAGGGTGTGTGGCACGACCTGGGTGCCGGCGTCAGCATCAAGGTTGCCCGCATGGGCACCGTGGAGTACAATGCCACCCTGCGCCGCCTGGCTCAGCCCCACAAGGGACTGGCCAAGCGGGTTGTGGATGGTGATGACATCCTGGACGAGCGTGACCTGAAGGTGTTCAAGGACATCGAGGCTCAGTGCCTGGCCGAGCACGTCCTGGTGGACTGGCGTGGCTTCACTGAGAGCGATGAGGATGGCAGCCCGGCTGTTGAGTACAGCATGGAGAAGGCCATCGAGTTCATCAACGGCTCTGATGACTTCAGGAAGATGGTCATCGAGTTCGCCAGCAAGCCCTCCAACTTCAAGGAGACATCGGGAAACTGACCGCGCATCTGCGGTGGATGCTTGAATGGGGCAAGCCTGAGATCATTGCTCTGTTCAAGAGGAGGGAGGAGCGTGGTGAACGCTCCCCCTCCTGGGACAACAGGCCACGGTTGTGGGCCGACTCTCTGCTGCCGATGCATATGTTCCAGGTCCTGCATGGTAACAGGGCTGTGAATGGGTTTGGGGCGTGCCCCCTCCAGATCGCAGACATCACCGCCCTGTTGGGGATGTATGACTTTGACTCTGAGACCCGGATAGAGTTGTTTCAGCTGGTGTTGGCCCTAGATGCCGAATGGCTGGATTGGGCTAGGAGCAAGAGCACGTCCCATGGCAACACTTCAACTGGCAATCCAGACGACCAAGGTTCGCCAGGGCGCAAGTGAGTTCATCAACGCCACAGTCCAGGTGAAGGGTGCCGCCCGCAGCGTCGCCAGTGAACTTGGGGTGTTGAACAATACGATGGGGAGCACAGGCACCATCATGGGTGCCGTTGCTCGGACTGCCGGCACCCTGTTTGCTGGGTTTGCTGGGCTCCAGGGTCTCAGAGAGGCAATCAAGACGTTTGCTGAGTTTGAGCAGACCCTGGCATCACTCCAGGGTGTGACGTCTGCCACTGCAACAGAGATGCAGAACCTGAAGACGACTGCCCTGACCATGGGTGCGTCGTCCAGGAGTTCAGCAAACCAGGCTGCTGAAGGCCTGTTGATTCTCAGCAAGGCTGGCTTCTCATCCAAGCAAGCCATTGAGTCACTGCCTGGCGTGCTTGCCTTGGCCACAGCCCACCAGTTGGACCTGGGCCAAGCCTCTGACTACACTGCGAACATCCTCAACCAGTTCGGCCTGAAGACCGATCAGACCAACAGGGTGGTGGACATTCTCAGCACAACCGCCAACAAGTCACTGGCTGACGTGCGGGACTTGGCTGAGGCCATGAAGTACGCTGGCCCGGCTGCCGGCGCATTGGGCATTGACATCGAGGAGGCTGCTGCGGCTGCCGGTGTCTTGTCTGACCGTGGCATCAAGGCCAGCCTTGCTGGTACCAACCTGCGTGGTATTATGGTGGACCTGGTCAGCCCGACAGCAAAGGCACGGCAGACCCTGGAGAGCATGGGACTGAGCATCCGTGATGTGGATGTGAGGACCGTGGGCTTCACTGGAGCCATGAAGAATCTGGCCAAGGCAGGTGCCTCAGTTGAGGACTTGGCCAAGATATTCGGTGTTATGCAAGTGTCTGGTGCTACTGCACTGGTCCAGCACACCAAGCGGATGGAGCAACTGACTGAGGCCAACAGGAAGTCATCCGGCTCAACCAAGGAGTTGGTTGACATCATGCAAGACACACTCAAGGGTCGGTTCCTTGAGTTGGTGAACGTGATCGGTGTGGCCATCATCAAGATTGGTGACAGCGGACTGGGCAAGTCAATGAAGGACTTGCTTATCGTCATCACTGATGGTGTGCGCCTTCTGACTGGCTTTGAGGACAAGATTGTCGGCTCCAGGGAGGCGGCACAGCGTGCTGCCAATGTGTTCAAGATTCTGGGTGCCATTCTCGCCGGCATGATTGCCCTGAAGGCAGGAACCATGTTTGTGGGCATGGCCGAGGGTCTGATGATGAGCCTCAAGGCCAGCACAGGGTTGCTGGGTGCGATGGGCTCCATCTGGGGAGTGCTGGTTGCTCTGGCTGCTCTGGACTTTGGTATGTACCTGCATGACGAGTTCAAGATCGTCCAGCAGGTTGCTCTGGAGGTTGTCACCAGCCTCAACAAGGGCTGGGAGTACCTCAAGTATGGGTGGAAGGTCATGGTTGCTGCCATGTCCTCCGCTTGGGATTGGTTGATGGGCTTTGTGAAGGTGGCCTTTGGCACGACAGTGGAGTATCTGGCCAAGGGGTATGACCAGTTGGGCCGCCTGTTTGAGAACATCCCCGGTCTGGAAGATACTGGCACCGCCATGCGGGATGGTGCAAAGGAGATGGAGGCCTGGGGTGTACAGATCAAGGAGACTGCTGGGATCATTGACATGTTCGCCATCAAGTCATTTGGTGGTTTGAATAATGTGTTGCAGAAGGTGGTCCAGGAGATTGATGATCCAGAGTTCAAGCGGGCCACTGCACACCTGAAGAATGTCTTTGGCGGCAAGACTGGTGAGAAGTTGCCTGTCGAGCAGCTGCTGGAGTTGAACAAGGAAGTCCAGTACATCCTGACCATGATCGAGCGGGACAGGTCAGTGCAGGCTCAGGTGGCTGCTCGCCGCATCCGCGAGGAGTGGGTGAAGGGTCTGTCTGCCTCTGGGGCCATTCCATTCAGTCTGCGTAAGGCCATGGCTGGTGGCGAGATGGATGCTGGCTTGGCTGAGGCTGAGGCAGTCAAGCAGGCTCGCCTCAAGGAGATTGAGGCTGAGTTCCAGGGCAAGGATCGCAAGGGCAACTCATATGAGCCTGGCAAGCATCTGGCTGAGCAGTTGCAGCCCCTCTATGAGATGATCCAAAACTGGATGAAGTTGGGTGAGGTGGCACCAGCAGCATTGGCTGCCACTGAGGATGCGACCAATGGTGCCGCTGAGGCCACTGAGGAGTACCAGGAGCGGGTCAGAGACTTGACCATCATGAACGAGCAGGCGCACGAGCGGGTGCTTGAGATGGTCAAGGCTGTCCACGATGAGGCTGATGCTCTGCAGCGCAGCCAGCGTGAGAAGAATGTGATGACCAAGGTCACACAGTTCACTGCTCTGGCTGAGGAGGCATACGGCAAGGAGACTGAGCGGACCACCCAGGCCATCAAGGACTACACTGAAGCCATCAACCGCCTGGAGGATGCAAAGGCTGACCGCAAGTTCAAGGAGCGGATCAGGCAGGTCCAGGCTGAGCGTGAGGGTCTCATGCTCTCCAACAAGGAGCGTAGGATTGCGGTGGAGGTGGCCAGGTTCCAGGCTGAGGCTGAGGATGCCTACGGCAAGGGTGCGGCCAAGGCTGCCGAGCAGACTGCTCTGTTTGCTGACGAGTTGCGCCAGCTGGCTGAGGCTGAGGAGTTGCGCCAACTTGCCGACGGCATTGGTGATGCCTTCGGCCAGGCGTTCACAGATGTCATCTTCGGTGCCAAGTCTGCCCGTGAGGCCATTGAAGACCTCACCAAGTCCATCATTCAGATGGTGTTCCAGCAGTTGGTTGCCAAGCAGATCAGCAGCTGGATCAGTGGCGGTATCATGGGTGCCTTTGGTGGCGGCAGTGCGAAGGGCAATCTGTTCATGGGCGGTAGCATCGTGCCATTCGCCAAGGGTGGCATTGTTGCTGGTCCTACCACCTTCCCCATGAGCAGCGGCAGGACGGGCCTGATGGGTGAGAATGGCCCTGAGGCGATCATGCCGTTGAGCCGTGGGTCCAGCGGCAAGTTGGGGGTTGAGGTATCCGGACACGCCAGCAAAGTGCTGAACGCCACCGTGATTGTCCAGGCTAACAACCCCAATGAGTTCAGAGGGTCCGAGCGGCAGATGTCAGCCAAGTTGAAGGCAGCGATGCAGAGGATGTAATGTTCCACGACGTGCAGTTTCCAACAGGCATCAGTTACGGGTCCAGAGGCGGCCCAGGCTTCAGTACCAACATCATTGAGACTGACTCGGGTGCTGAGCAGCGGGTATCCCGGTACGACCAGCCACGTCACACCTATGATGTTGCATGGGGCATCAAGAGCCTGGATGATCTGGCCACCGTCCGCAACTTCTACATAGCCAGAAGCGGATGTGCGTATGCGTTCAGGTACAAGGACTGGATGGACTTCAGGTCGTCGTCCAACGGTATGTCCGCTGTTGCCAACACCGACCAGCAACTGGGCACAGGCAATGGTCTCACGACCAACTTCCAACTGATCAAGAAGTACATCAACGGCCCGTCCACAGTCACCCGCACCATCACCAAACCTGTTGCTGGTACCACTGTGGTGGCCCTCAACGGAGTGAACCAGACCAGCGGTTGGTCTGTGAACACTGGCACTGGTGTTGTCACCTTCACTTCAGCCCCAGGCGTTGGTGTTGTTGTCACTGCTGGCTTTGAGTTTGATGTGCCCGTGCGGTTTGGCAAGGAGATTGATCAGCAGTTGGCTCAGAACATTGAGGGCTTTGACTCTGGCCAGATCCAGTCCATCCCGCTGGTTGAGGTCATGGACACCACTCAGGTGGACAGTGACTTCCCCTACGGTGGCACGTACAACCTGGTGTTCAGTTCCAACGCTACAGTCATCCTGTCCAGAGGCCGCACCCAGGCGTGCTCGGCATCTGGTGCTGGCTTGACGCTGTCGTTGCCTGATCCTGCGTCACTGCCTCTGGGTGGCCCGATTGTCTCAATCCTCAACGTGGGAGGCAACAGTTTCACGTTGAAGGACCACTTGGGTGGTACCTTGCTGACCATGGCTGTCGGCAAGGCTACCATTCTGTTCCTTGGTGTTGACAGCGGTGGATCGAGGGTCTGGTATGCTTGCTGAGTCTAAGTTCTATGGTGGTGCGAAGTACACCAACATTGCTGCAACGGTCCAGTTGGCCGACAACAGCGAGAGGGTGCAACGCTTCCACAATGTGTCGGCTGGTACGCAGATTGTCAATCTGCCTGCTGACCTACCCACATACCACAAGACTGTGAAGGGTGGCTTCTGGTTCCTCATCTACCTGGACTCCACATCCACCAAGCAACTGGACATCAAGTACTACAAGAACCCCTCCACGCTCACGCTGTGCACTCTTGCCCCTGGTGAGGCTGCCTATGTGTGGATGACCACAACTGCCGCTGATTGGGGCTACCACATTGTGACCGTAGGCACGGCTCGCAGTTTGACCTCATCGATCACTGCTGGTATCGTCAAGGCCTCAAGTGACCCGCAGTATGACCCCTTCTGCTACGAGGGTGACGACTGCGGACTGGCCCAGGCTGATCCACTCAACGGGCAGAACGGTACAGACAAGGTGTTGGCAGCAATGTTCCAAGACGTGCCGGCCAGGGCTCAGAACCAATGGCGGGAGGCCATCCGAGCGGCTGACGTGGTTATGCCCAACAAGGTCGTGGTCAGGCTGGACCAGGGCTGCTTTGTCACAGACCCGCTGTTCCCAAACACCAAGGTGTTGAGTGATGAGTTCTATGCCAAGTTGTTCAACATGGGCAACCCGCACATCCTGGAGTATGTTGCTGGTGGTCCTGGTGCCATTGACGGTCTGACCCGCAATCCGTACCACATAGCGTGGTTCAACAACCCGCCAACCTCAGGGTTCACCTTTGAGACCACCCAGCAAGTCAAGCGTCGCATGTGGCGCAAGACTATCAACTACACTGTCGAGGCAACTGGTGTGTCATACTCCATCGAGATCAGGTTCACGATGGAGCAGGCCATCAGTGTCATGCCTGACTTCGACAGGTGCGGCAACGGCAGTCTGTGCGACACAGATAGCGGTGCCTATGGTGCCATCTTCCACCTGAGTGTGTTTGCCACCGAGATCATGCCCACCTGGGTGGAAGGCAGCAACTGGCAGCCCTATGGGTCGGCAGACACCACGCTGTCGTTCACCAAGAATGACCCGTTTGTCAACGGCTCTTGGCATGGTGTTGACTCCATTGACCAGAAGTTCTGTCACCCTCAGATGGCCATGTTTGCCATGCTGCCAATGACGTGGCATTCACCTTGTGGCAGGGCTTGGGTACCACAACACGACCGTCAGCACTATCACGTGCTGAACGACAACCCGTTGACTGATGGCACTGGTCGGGCTCACAACCGGGAGAAGGCATACAACTACGACAATGGTGCACCCTGGACCACCTCATTCCCGTATGAGGGTGCACCGGGCACCATGTTCAACAACGTGGTGTTTGGTCACACCATTGGCAACACCTATGGCCGGCCCATGTCCCTGGGAGGCGACTTCCCACGGTCCAAGCCCATGGAGTGGTTGTGCTGGGAGAATGGCCTTGGTGCTGGCATAACCTTCTTCAAGCCCAATAAGCCAGGCTGGGATGAGGCTCAGGGTGTGTTGGACATCCTGAACGGCAACTGCGGCGGCATCACCCTTCCCATCGACTGCAACGGACAGCGGGACTCTGAGGGTCCCAGTGCGACAAACAGGTGGCACCTTGACCCGCACTCTTGTGTGGGCCATCCTGATGAGCCGTTTGAGGGGTATGGCGGGTCCCACACATGCTTCAACAACTACGATGGTGGCACTGCAAACGGCGGCTATGGAGACACAACCAAATGCTGCATCCAATTGACCTTCCAGTCTGCTGAGTCCAGACAGCAGTGCACCCGCACCTTCCAGACATACGATGAGGATTGCAACCCTCTGGAGCAATGGTGTGAGAACACCGGGTGGTTCTGGGCTGCACGGGTCATGTACCTGGATGACTACTGCTACTATGCCAATGGCAACCAATTGCTGAGGTATGCAGCATGGCGCCGCATCCTGCCAGACCCGGACCAGTTTGACTTCAGTTACGCATTCACCATAACTGATGTGGCTAACCTGATCCAAGAGTTGGGCACATGGGATGTGTCCACTGCCACCATCAAGGTGACAGCTGTATCCGGCACCTCAGCAATCAGGGCTGCCTTGCTGTATGAGCGCACCACTGGGCCCAACACGTGGACCAACAACAGGGACTTGACTGTCACCGCGACAGCCAAGAAGATCAAGCAGAAGAACCATGTGCTCATCGGCAAGGCTGAGGAGGTGGCCGGGGTCATTCGCGGGTATGGTATCAGTGTGACTCCTGTCACCCCTGGTGCTGGCACAACTGATCTGCTGTGCGAGTTGGTGAAGTACAAGACTGATGGTACCAGGGTTGTGTTGACCGCGACCACGATTGCTGCGGCCACCAGTGACGACTGTGATCTGGAGTTGGAAGTGTGGGGCACAGACATAACTGCACGGGTCACCCCTTCAGGACTGGGTACAACCACCCTGACGGACTGGGACAAGGACTTTGTGGACGGATGGGGCGGATTGGCAACAGAGGCAACCTCCACTGCCGGCACAGACATCTGGTTCACTTTGCTGTCCATTGAGGACCAGTCAGTTGACTTTCTGGACATCACAGCTTCCACTGGCCCCAACACGGTCACCATTACATGGCCTGAGGAGTTGACCTATGGCTACGGGCAGTGTGAGTCACAAAGCGAGTTGTGTGGTGCAGACCCATACTGCGGGTGCACAGCCTGGTATGATAGCAAAACACAAGTATTGACTGCATCCAAGCCAGCCAACGACCGGGACTACAGGATTCGCACTGTTGCCGAGACTTGTGTTGCCGGTGACAATCCCTCATGGTGTCATGGCCCCAGCCCGTGGTGTTGTGAGTATGACATCTGTGGTAGCAGGTTCTACACCTGCGGGTTGTGCCCGGCCCAGTTCCCGGCACTGTCATTCTGTACGTACCAGCAGTGCTCTGTGCCCAAGGGGTATATGGACCCAGACTGCGATGCATACCAGGAAACCGTCCCCAACATGTGCTCTGGGCTCACATATTGGTGGAACAGCATTGTGGCGTGTGACTAATGACCGACAGCAAGCAACAACGTGACGCGTTTGACCTGGCCAAGAGCCAAGGTTGGGACCCAGCAAGGCTGACACCAGCCCAGAACAACTGGATCGCAGTCCAACTCAGGTCAAAGATGCAGTTGGTCAAGGACGGAGCCAAAGCACTCACCTCAGTAGCAGCAACTACTCTGAGGCTGCGTGTAGTATCCGATGATAAGGCTGCTAGCAACGAGTCTGTCTGTCGGAGCAAGAAGTGTGGCAAGTTTGCTGAGTTGACCACCGGTGACCCAGTCTGTATGGCCTGCCAATGCGCAGGCAAGCGTCTGGAAGCCAAGTGGAAGGACGCAACCCAGTCTTGCCCACAGATTGATCCTCAGACCAAGTTGCCTTACTGGACAAACGCTGGTGCGCCGGCAGGCACCGCGACTGTGATGCGACCGATTGGTGGAGATATGAATGCCTCAGGTTCTGGCTCCCCTCAGTAGTCTGCTGATCAACGGAGTCCACAGGTTTGCCCTGTGTTGGAAGATTGAACGCACAGATGGCGTCACCCTGTACCTGACGAATCACAACACCAAGTTGACCATTGATGGCAATGTGTATACTCCTGTGGGCAGTCCATCAGCCTCAGCACGTGAGGTGAGGGACGGCACGGCAGGCAACAACTTCACGGTCAAGTCATACATCGAGTCAACCGCCATCACCCACGAGGACTTGCTGGCCGGCAGGTACAGAGACGCTGTGGTGACCGAGTTCATGGTGGACTGGAAGTACCCATGGATGGGCAAGTTTAGGAATACTGTGAACAGGGTCTTGGAGACCATCTTCAGTGGCGAGGTGTGGGAGGCTCAGGTTGAGGACTTGAAGTCACGGATGAAGCAGAAGGTGGGTAGGGTGTACGCCCGCAACTGTGACTATGTGTTTGGCGACCCTGACACATGCAAGTTTGACAGAGCCTCGTTGGTCCAGTCTGACACAGTGGACAGTATCATCACAGAACGCCGCAAGTTTGTGTTGGCCACAGTCTCAGCCGCTGACGGATACTATGATGACGGCACCATCACATGGACCAGCGGCGAGAACAGCGGCTTGAGCAGCGAGATCAAGACCCAGCTGGGCGATGAGATTGAGTTGCATGTGGAGACCTCATTCAAGATTGAGGTTGGTGACTCATTCGACATCCTGCCTGGGTGCAAGCACACCAAAGAGGCGTGCAAGACATACCAGGGTGACCTGGGCAACTTTGGCGGGTTCCCGACAATCCCAGGCAACGACAAACTGTTCCAAACTCCAGATGCGCACTGACCTCTTCATCGCAGCAGCCCGCAACTTGGTTGGCACCAAGTGGCACCACGCTGGCCGGACTCCCGGCGAACAGGTGGATTGTGTTGGTGTCCTCATCCTTGCTGCCAAGGCCAGCGGGTACAAGTGTGACGACCTGTTGCACTACAGCAGGTACCCAGATGGGGAGCAGCTGGTTGCTGAACTTGCTGCGCAACTTGATCCTGTGCCAGTTGGTCAACACCAACCCGGTGATGTGCTGGTATTCACCTTCATGAGGCACAAGCGTGTCCCGCAACATGTGGGAGTTGTGACGCACAAGGGTATGGTGCACTCTTGGCAGACGCAAGGCAAGGTGGTCGAGCACTGTTTGGATGAGCACTGGTTGGCTAGAGTCACCCACGTGTTCAGGCTGAGGGAGGACAGATGGCAACAATAGCCCTTGGCATTGTGGGCAGTTACTTTGGCGGTCCTGTTGGTGGTATGATTGGTGCCGCCATCGGTGGCTACATTGACAACGCCTTCATCATGCCTGCTCTGTTCCCCAAGGAGCCTCTCCAGGGTCCCAGGCTGAATGACCTCCAGGTGACCACTGCGTCTGAGGGCACTTCCGTGAAGTGGGCCATTGGCCCGCTCAACCGCGTGGGCGGCACAGCCATCTGGATGCTGCCGTTGAAGGAGGTCCAGTCCACAACCAGTGTGGGCAAGGGTGGCGGCGGCCAAGAGGTCAACAACTATGACTACTTTGCCACATTCGCCATTGGAGTGTGCGAGACACGCGGTCTGCCTGGTGGTAAGGTCAAGCGCATCAGGAAGATTTGGGCTGACACCAAGGTCATCTATGATGAGAGCGGGCCTACCAGCAAGTACAAGTCCATCCAAATCTACCTGGGGGACCAAACCACACCCAACTCTTTGATCCAGTCACACGAGGGTGCGGATGATACCCCGCACTATGAGGGCCTGTGCTACGTGGTGGTTGAGGAGTTGGCCCTGGCGGAGTTCGGCAATCGTGTACCCAACTTCACCTTCCTGGTGGAACAAGACAACGATGTCAGCCTGGGCGAAGCCATCGGATACGTGCTCACCCGTGGTGGCTACGCTCCTGAGGAGTTTGACACGACCCGACTGAGCCAGTGCTTCAAGGGGATGATCACAAGCGGCCCACAGGTGGTTTCCCAGATTCTGGGGCCACTGTTGCTGGCCTACGGCATTGGTTGTCAGGACCGGAGTGGTGTCCTCACATTCTTCACCAGGGGCACTGAGTATGTCGTGACTACCCCTGTTGGCGACTTGGCGGCCATGGACGAGGGCACCGACACTGATCGCCCGTTCCAGGTGACTGATGGTGACCCATTTGACCAACCGTTCCAATGCACTGTCAAGTTCGTCTCCACAGACAACGACCTCCAGCAAGGCTCCCAAATCTACACCAGGGCCAACTACCCCAACAAGAATGAAATGGTGATGGAGTTGCCTCTGACCCTGAGGCCGGATACTGCCAAGGCCATCGCCATCAGGTCTGTCTGGGTTGCTGAGGCTGAACGCAGACGCATTGTGATGGACCTCCCGCCCAGTTATATCGGGCTGTCGGAGGGTGACCGCATCGAGTTTGAGCACAACAACACCACCATGAGGGTGTACGCTGCCAGTGTCACCGTAGGTAACAACGGTAGGGTGCATGTTGAAGGCTCCTTGATGCAGCCTGAGACGTACTCATATGTCCAGGAGGCTGATGGGGCAGCCTATGGTGGACAATCAGCCTACAGACCGCCACCCACCACTATGGCTGTCATGGACTGTACCAGCATCCACCCTGATGTGATGGACAAGATTGGTGTGTACTACTCCATTTGCGCCACTGATCCAACCAGGCAGTGGACTGGTGCCTCCCTGTACACCAGCCCTGACGACATCAACTACACCTTCAGGGACAGGGCCACCTTTGAGGGCAACATTGGCATCTGCGTCTTGGGGTTGGCCCAGGGCCCAGTTGAGGTCATTGACACCGGCAACACCTTGTTGGTTCAGATGCTCAACGGCAGCCTGTCATCCTGCACTGAGGATGAGATGCTTGCTGGAGTCAATCGAGCATTGGTTGAGACTGCTGATGGGGATTGGGAGGCCATCGGGTTCCAGACAGTGACGTATTTGGGCAACAACACATATTCTCTCAGCAGACTCCTGCGTGGCAGGCGTGGTACTGAGCACCTGGTGGGTAACCATCAGCCTGGGGCCAAGTTTGTGCTGGTGTCTATCGGCAACGTCAAGTTCCTTGAGCGTGGGAACACAACGCTGGGTGTTGAGGAGTTCTACAAGGGGCCAGCCACCCAGGGCGAGTTGGGACAGTACGCTGCACAGGGGATCACCCTCCAAGGCAGGTCAGCCCGTCCATTTGCACCTTGTGCCGTCACAATGGATGTGGACCCTGCAACCAACGACTACACCTTCAACTGGACCCGCCGCACCAAGTCATTCTTCAGGCTGTTCGGGCCTGCCGGCACTCCATTCACCCCTGACGAAAGCCCTGAGGGATACATCATTGAGGTGCTGGTGTCCCCAGGGTTCGATGCTGCTGTTGAGAGGACCGTCATCTTGGGTGCGACAACCACTTGGACATACACCGCTGCTATGCAAACGGCGGATGGTCGCACACCAGGCACTTCTGCATGCACTGTGAAGATTTACCAGCGAAGCAACGCTGTTGGTAGGGGTACACCCTTCCACGGCACCTTCAGACCGTGAGGATGAAATGGCAACGACACCACGCCTTGCAATGACTTACCTGGCCAGCAGCCAGGCCGATGCCGAGATCAAGCACAATGAGGCTCTCAACATCCTGGACGCCCTGGTGGGCTGCAGGGTGATTGACCGTGACTTGACCACACCGCCTGCAGGTGTTGAGGGTGATGTGTACATCCCAGCAACCTCCTCCACAGGTGACTGGACCGGCAAGGACGGCAAGTTGGCTCTGTGGTACAACTCACAGTGGGTGTTCATCACCCCCAAGGAAGGGTTCACAGCCTGGGTGGTGGATGAGGCTGTGGAGATCAGGTACCAATCAAGTGCCTGGGTCATTTCCATCCCCAAGTTCGACACCCAGCGGTTTGGCAAGCGGC